GAGGTGCTATTAAACTAGCATACTCACCAACTAAAACTGAAAGAGACGCTCTTTATCAGAAGAGAATCAACCCAGTCACCAGTTTACCTGGTCAGGGCATCGTCTTATTCGGTGACAAAACTGCTCTCGCTTCACCATCTGCATTTGATCGCATCAATGTTAGACGTCTATTCAATGTGATAGAAAAGACAATCGGCAACGCTGCGAAGGGAGTCCTTTTTGAACTTAACGATGAGTTCACACGTAACAACTTTAAGAATGTTGTTGAACCATTCCTTAGAGGCATTCAAGCTGAAAGAGGAATTACAGATTTCTTAGTTGTGTGTGACGGTACCAATAACACTGGTGCAATCATTGACTCGAACGAATTTAAGGCAGATTTCTTTATCAAGCCTGCACGTTCAATTAACTTTATCACACTGACTTTCGTAGCGACACGCACTGGCGTATCGTTTGAAGAAGTCGTCCCCCGCAGATAATTAACGGAGCAATTAACAATGTCAACAGCATTAGGTCTTTTATCCTTTCAAAAAGCGATTAAGGGTGGTGTTCGTCCTAATCTCTTCCAAGTAAATCACAGTTTTCCAACTGGAGTAGCTACACCAGCAATCACAGAAGTGCAAGGTGGAGAGGTTGCTTACATGTGTAAGGCAGCTGCATTACCAGCAACGAACATAGGAACAGTCGAACTTCCTTTCCGTGGACGTGTAATCAAAGTACCTGGCGACAGAACTTATGAAACATGGACAGCAACATTCTATATGGACGATGCATTTGAATTACGTTCTGCGTATGAAAAGTGGATTGAACTTACTAACGGAGTTGATACCAACACTGCAACTGCAGATGTTTCAACTGCTGGTATGTTAGAAAATATAACAGTTGAACAGTTGAACAAGTTCGGTGGTACTGCCACAGACTTGGAAGTAATTAGAAAGTATGAATTATTCCAAGGATTCCCTGTAAGTGTATCTCAGGTATCAGTTGCATATGACAATAACGATTCTTTTGAAGAGTTTGATGTCGAGTTTGCATATCAATACCATACATCTACTGGTGGAAATAACGAGGTTAAATAACCTAACTAAATAGTCAGGTAAAGGAACCTAACATATTATGGCAGAGTTATTCGGTTTCTCGTTTAATAAGAAGGATAGTAAGGGGAAGGCACCTTCCCCCATCCAACCTTCTAGTGACGATGGAGCTACAAGTTATATTGCTGGAGGTTACTACGGTCAGTATCTTGACCTAGACGGTAATTTCAAGACCGAATACGATATGGTAAAAAAATATCGTGAGATGGCTATGCATCCAGAAGTGGATGAAGCTATTGAAGATATTATCCATGAAGCAATTGTTGCTGACCAGAACGATAGTCCTGTTCAAGTCAACCTTGATAACCTCGAAGTGAGTGATAGTGTTAAAGACATGATTCGCGAAGAGTTTGATTATGTTAAAAATTTATTAGCATTCGATAGTAAAGCTCATGAGATGTTCCGCAGATGGTACATTGATGGGCGTTTGTATTATCATAAAGTAATTAATTTAGATGCACCGCAAGATGGCATACAAGAACTAAGATATATTGATCCACATAAGATAAAGAAAGTAAGACAGATAACAAAACCAAAAACTGCTGATGAGTTTATGAAGTACGACTTCGGTAAAGGCGAAGAGTATTTCCTATACAATCCAAAAGGTTTAAATAACACCTCTGCTAATAGCGGAATTAGAATAGCAAAAGACGCAATCACTTATGTAGTGTCTGGATTGATGGATACTAATAGAAATATTGTACTATCTTATTTGCATAAGGGTATAAAGGTCCTTAATCAACTTAGAATGATTGAAGATTCACTTGTAATTTACAGGATATCCAGAGCACCAGAGCGTAGAATATTTTATATTGACGTAGGTAATCTTCCAAAAGTAAAAGCGGAACAGTATCTTCGTGAGGTAATGGGTCGTTACAGAAACAAATTAGTATATGATGCTAACACTGGAGAGATAAGAGACGACAGAAAATACATGTCAATGATGGAAGACTTCTGGTTACCACGTAGAGAAGGTGGCAGAGGAACTGAAATCACTACATTACCAGGTGGTCAGAACCTTGGAGAATTGACTGATGTGTCATATTTCCAAACAAAACTTTACAAAGCGTTAAATGTTCCTGCTGGTAGATTAGAAAGTGGTACCTCATTTAACATAGGTAGATCATCTGAAATCACTAGAGACGAACTGAAGTTCACTAAGTTTGTAGGTAAACTACGTAAGAAGTTCAGTGATATATTCCAAGATACCTTAAAGACACAGCTCATCCTGAAAGGAGTTATCACTCCTGAAGACTGGGATGATATGAAAGAGCATATCCAGTATGACTATCTTTATGACAATCATTTTACAGAACTTAAAAATCTTGAAATGATTACTGAGAAGTTAAATGCGATTGCTGCTATGGATCCTTATGTTGGTAAGTACTTCTCTACCAAATACATTCGTTCTACTATTCTCGGACATACTGAGAAACAGATGGAAGAGATGGATGTTGATATGGAAGATGATATAAAAAATGGAAGAGTTATTGACCCATTAGATCAAACTAGTTTTGAACAAGACCAGTTAGAAGTTGATGCGGAAAATCTTGGGATAGATCAAGAGATGAGGAAGGCACAACTTAAACAAGCAAAGCAACCTCCGCAAACTCAAAACGGTAACGGTAATAAATAAATCTAGACAAAGAATATATCATGGCTACACAAGAACGAGAAATCGTAGATCTACTTTGGGATGGTGGACAGGCAGATGCCTTAGACAAACTCAAAGATATGCTGCAAGTAAAAGCTGCAGCATCAGTTGATGCAAGCAAATTAGATGTTGCAAATAGAATGTTTCCGCATGTCCCTGATGAGGGGAATGTAAATTCTAGAGATACAGGTCTTCCCCCAGAAGGTCAAGCATCTCCAGAAGAGACAGCGGAAGTAATTAATCGCAACGTCGAAACCGACCAAGAGGAAACTAACTGATGAAGTTAATCACGGAACAAATTGAACCCGTTGAAATTCTTGTAGAAGAAAAAGACGGTAAGAAAGACACCTACATTAGAGGTGTGTTTTTACAGACCGAGATTACTAATCGTAATGGACGTATGTATAAGTTTGGTACTATGAATCGTGAGGTTCAAAAGTACAACGAAGATTTCATCAAACGCGGAAGAGCTCTTGGTGAACTTGGACATCCAGATGGTCCTACCATCAATTTGGATCGTGTGTCGCATAAGATAGTTGAACTACAACCAGAAGGTCATAACTTCATTGGTAAGGCAAAACTACTTGAAACCCCCATGGGTAAGATCGCAAAGAGCTTGCTAGAGGAAGGGGTGCAACTTGGTGTTTCATCCAGAGGATTGGGTTCTTTGAAAAAAGAAAGCAATGTATCTGTTGTTGCCGACGACTTTGTTCTTTCTACAGCTGCGGATATCGTAGCAGACCCATCTGCACCTGATGCTTTCGTTGAAGGTATTATGGAAGGTAGAGAATGGACACTTGTAGATGGCAAGATTAAAGAAGCACAAATCGAAGCAATTCAACAGTCGTTGAATAACGCTCCCTCAATCGAGGAACTTGCTGAAAGAAAGCTCCGTGCTTTCGAGCAATTACTCAGAAGCTTGTAAGATTTATAAATAATTAATATTAAATCTTAAAGCAGTCTAATTTATCCGTTAAGGAGTACGTAAATGTCAAGTATTGATGAAAAATTCAAAAAGGTGATCGCAGAAACAGCGGCTCCTGAAGCAGAAACAGTAAAGGAAGATGCTGCCACTGGCGATACCGCTATCAAGAAAGGTGCAGTTCCTCCCCAACCATCTCCACTATCTAATAGTGCAGTTGAAGTTGGTGGTTCAACAAAAGAAAAGCCCGAAGGTCCTGATAACGTCGGTGCTAAGGCTGCTGCCCCTGTAGCAACCACAGGAGATTCTACAATCAAAACAAAACCATCTGGTGCATCATCTAGTATGCCTGGTGCGTTATCTGCAAAGATTTTTGATGATGTAGAAAAAGAAGGAGACACAATCTCCGAAGAAGAAGTCAACGAAGACATCAAGGCAGTATTGTCTGGTGCAGACCTTGACGAAGAATTCCAAAAGAAAGCGTCAACCGTATTTGAAGCTGCAGTATCTGCAAAGGTTTCTGCAAAGGTTGAATCACTTAAGGAAACTGCAGAACGCAGGATCGGTGAAGAACTCGAAACTATCAAAGAAGAGTTCGCTGGTCGTATAGAGAATTTCCTCTCATATGCTTGTGAAGAGTGGATGACTGAGAACGAACTTGCTGTTGAAGCAGGACTACGTGCTGAAGTCACCGAAGCATTCATGGGTGGATTAAAGAATTTGTTCATTGAAAGCAATATCAATCTGCCAGAAGAGCAGCTTGATGCAGTTGCTGATATGGGCAATAAATTAGATGAAATGGAGACCCGACTCAACGAACAAGTTGAGAAGAACATTGCATTACACGAAGCCGTAGGTACTTATCGTAAGAATGAGATCTTGAGCGAACTATCCAGAGGACTTGCAGAAGTTCAGAAGGACAAGTTTACATCCTTGGCTGAAGCAGTGGAATTCAAAACAGAAGAGTCGTATCGTGAAAAGTTGGTACAAATCAAAGAATCTTATTTCGGTGCTAAAAAGCCTGAAGTGAAAGAAGAGATTTCTGATGAGCAACCAGCAAAAGTTGAAGCCATTAGCGAGAGCATGTCTTCATATGTTCAACAACTCGCTAAACGGTTGTAAGACTGTAAACCCAAACACACACTAGGAGTGTCAATTCGCATGTTTAATGCAGAACAACTCCAAGAGAAGTGGGCACCAGTACTTAATCATGATGGTCTTCCTGAAATTAAGGATAACTATCGTAAGTCTGTTACCGCTATTCTCTTGGACAACCAAGAAAAAGCTTTACGCGAAGAGCGTGCAGTTTTAAATGAAGCACCAACAAACGTTGGTCCTATCAATACACAAACAACAGGATCAGGAGCCGTTGACGGTTTCGACCCAATCCTAATTAGTTTGATCCGTCGTGCTATGCCTAAGCTTATTGCTTATGACATTGCTGGCGTACAACCTATGTCAGGACCTACTGGACTTATCTTTGCGATGAGATCTCAGTACACAAACCAATCTGGAAACGAAGCATTCTTCGACGAACCAGATGCACAGTTCTCTGGAACTAAAGGTGGAACACCTCCAACAGCAACAACTGAGAAAAACCCAGGTTTAATCAACGATGCTACTGGTGGCGGTACAACTGAAGGTGACTATGATCTAGCATCAAGTAAGTTTACTACATCTGAGCAAGAATCTTTAGGAGATTCAACATCTAATGCTTTCCAAGAGATGGCATTCAGCATCGACAGAATTGCTGTTGAAGCTAAAGGTAGAGCTCTAAGAGCAGACTACTCAGTTGAACTTGCTCAAGACTTGAAAGCAATCCACGGACTGGATGCTGAGTCTGAGTTAGCAAACATTCTCTCAACAGAGATACTTGCTGAAATCAACAGAGAAGTTGTTAGAACTGTATACAGAGGTGCAAAACCTGGTGCACAGGCTAACGTTGCAAACGCTGGTGTGTTTGACTTAGACGTTGACTCAAACGGAAGATGGTCAGTTGAGAAATTCAAAGGACTAATGTTCCAGATTGAGAGAGACGCTAACGCAATCGCAAACGAGACTCGTAGAGGGAAGGGTAATGTGATCATCACTTCTAGTGATGTTGCATCCGCACTTGCTATGTCAGGTGTTCTTGACTACGATTCTGGTATCAAAGGTGCCGTTGGTGGTATCGGTAACGTTGATGATACAGAGAATACATTCGTTGGTACACTTAACGGACGTTTCAAAGTATACATTGACCCATACTCAGCTAACGTATCATCCGATCAGTACTATGTTGTTGGATACAAAGGTTCTAACGCATATGACGCTGGATTATTCTACTGTCCTTATGTGCCTCTCCAGATGTACAGAGCGATTGGTCAGGATACATTCCAACCACGTATCGGGTTTAAGACTCGTTACGGAATGGTTCTTAACCC